CGCGCTGCGCAACGAAGGTGCCTTGACTGGTTCGACCGCTGATCGAAACCTGACCCACCGGAGCGGTATGCTCCCCAACCTGGACTCTACTAAGTAGCTAGTGGCCCTGAGAAAGGGGGCAGGTCAGTGGGGCGCATGCTATGTTCACTCCCTCCACGCTACGCCCACTACAAACCTGCCAAGGAGTTGATTGGAAAGGCGGTGTATGACGGTACGGATTGGATCGTACATGACGGGGAGACTACGGCGCACATCGAGTGCAAAGCGAAGCGGCTTGCGCTTCCAGGGCGTGTAGCCGAGAAACTGGAGGATCTTCGCCGAGAGATTGGGCACCTAGCCGAAGCGGTCCTGCAGAACTATAAAAATATAGATCGCGCCACGCGCGCCTCCGAGTCTGGGGCTACAAGTCAGTCCGATATTTTCTCAGTGGTTGTAACACTTGAAGACTGGCTTCTGTTCAGCCCCGTCGCCACGGATCTGCTAGATGACCTAGTTACAGAGGGGCTGCAGAAGGCCGGGCTAGCTACCGAGCTTCGCACACGTGTGCCATATCTAATTTTTGGTGCAGAGACCTTCCAGTACGCGATAGCTGCGATGCAACATCATCCGATGTCGGAGGTCCTGGGCGGCCTTCTTAAGCCTGAGCATAAGGGATGGGTACCATCCGCCTACCTACATAAGCAGTACCCTGGCCTAGATCCTGCTTCTATCGGGAATTTTGACCAGGACTTTGACACCGTTGTTGGTTCGATCCTGTCGGAAGCGAAATCGCGTAAAGCGACGGGGCTATTGGCATCTGCATCTTAGCTAAGGATCCAGCCACGCGACGGGACAGCACCAGCTCGCCGCTGCCTCACGGCAGGTTGGGCACCTTCACTATCATCACCGGCGACAGCAGCGGCGTCTCGGCCGACATTCACGACCGCATGCAGGTGTGGCTGCAGGCCGGCCAGATCCATGAGTGGATGGCCGCTAGTCCGGACGATGCGATGGCGATGCTGCTGGCCAGCGAGCCGCCAGCGATGGAGGCTTATCGCGTCAGCCGACCGGTGAACACCCCCGAGCAACAACACCGTGCAGCTGCTGCAGCCCGTCGGCTGAGCGGATGCCGGAAGGCGTCTACTCGTCCCAGCCGAAGGGCGGCTTGATGTGCTCCTTGGCCAACCTGTTCGCCCGCACCGCCTCTCGATAAGCCTGGATCTTGGCCACATCCTCGCGCAGGCGGGTCTCGTGCCTAGTCACCCACATCTCGGCGCCGGCGCGACCCTGCTCGTAGCTGGTACACCAGCGGAACGGCCCGCCGGGGCCATGCCGGTGCCGGTCGAGACTGGCGATCCAGATCCCGTCGTTCACCCGTTGCATCAGTGCGGCCACCCACACGCCGCTGCAGGCGATGACCGTGGGGGCATCGTCGGGGAGGCCGGCAGAGCGCGTCGTCCAGCAGAAGTCGGGGGGCAGCGTCATGGCCGGCAGGATACGGCTGGGCGTCGCAAACGCTGCGACAAGGGAGCGGGCGGCAGGCGTGAGCGTGTGCGGCGGCGGGGATGCTGATGCCCCCCTTACGCGCGATAAGGTGCAATTTTTCAGGTGACCACGGGAAAGAGGTAATAAAGGTAACCACTCCGAAAGAATCGACCAATTAGCCTTTAAAAACAATGACTTATATTGCTTTTATCAAGGTAACAATAGGGTAACCTCTGAGTAATCCTATTACCTTCTTCAGAGGTAACATTGGCAGAAGAAAATTCCCTTATGAATCAATGACATTACTTTGTAGGGAGCGAAAAATTACCTCAAATCACCTCGAAAGGTAACCACCATTTTTCCTGTTCTATCAGTCACTTAGAAGCAGTTTGGATGCTCGTGTTACCTGGTTACCTCGTTCCCGTGGTCACCTGAAAAATTGGTTCCGCCCGAAGGTGGCCAAGGGAGGCCGCAGGGCGCCACGCAGACACCCCCTATCTCGCAGGGAACCGCAGGGCGAGCCGGTGCCAGCGAAGCCCGGAGAACGCCATACAGGGCCGGGGCTGGGCCTTGCTGCGGGCAGTGCAGAAAAAGCACCCTGTGAAGTGCGCAGGCGTGGCGGGGAGACGAGTGCGCACACTCGGTGGTAGAGGGCAAAGTGGGGCATGACCGCTACCGATCAGCTGCCCAACCCGGTTGACCGTCTGCCAGAGACGCGCTGAATCTGTCTTGCGCCCCGTGCCTGGCGGCCCCGCCGGATCACGGTCGCGCTGAATCTGTCTTGCACTCCCTCTCCCCGCCGGCCCCGCCGGGCCTCGGTCGCGCTGAATCTGTCTTGCACTCCCTCTACCCACCGGCCCCGCCGGGCCTCAGTCGCGCTGAATCTGTCTTGCGCCCCTCTACCCGCCGGCCCCGCCGGGCCTCGGTCGCGCTGAATCTGTCTTGCGCCCCTCTACCCGCCGGCCCCGCCGGGCCTCGGTCGCGCTGAATCTGTCTTGCGCCCCTCTACCCGCCGGCCGCGCCGGGCCTCGGTCGCGCTGAATCTGTCTTGTGCGTCGGCAGCGGAAGTGGAGAGACGAGTGCGCTCGCGCCGCGTCGTGGGGGTTGCAAGGTTCAGGCGCCTTGGCGCTGGGCACGTGTAACTGTCGGCTAGACTTGGCTGAATGGAGGGCCCCAATGCATTTCTTCACGCTAAACCCCGCCGACCCGAAGATATTCGGCTTCGCCGAGTACATCGCAGCGCTGGCACTGATGGTCCTGGCATGGACCACAGTGGACTATCGCTATCGATTCCGAGTCGAAACCGCTCGATACGACATCCGGCGTCTGGCTTTCGCGGCAGTTGGGACCATTGGGCTGCTAACCCTCGTCACTGACGTGTGGCGCGCTTCTGGCTGGCCTGTTTGGGAATGGGGTCCTATCACACCGGTGGTCTGGCAGGGCCTATTGGGCTTGGCGTTTCTCGCCACATTCATGACCTGGGCATTGGTGGCATTCGTTCGCCCTCCAAAATTCAACGAAGGAAACGCAGACCGGTTCCAGCGTGCGGTTCTCCTTGAAATCAAGAGGGGCGAAAAAGCCCATATCGCTCTGATGGCGGATGCGCTGGTACCCTCAGCGCCGTCGATAGTGCGGCTATTGAGCCTGCGACAACCAAGTGCTGAGCAGCTGCTATCGCTCCTGTCCGACCCGGTCGTCTGCTCAGTGCTTGTCACTCGATCCCCAGTGCTGCTCACAGCGTTGTATGAGGAACTTTACCGCCTGCCGGTGAACAGTCGCGCGACGTATTCTCTTACCACTAACGTCCTAATCGCGGCCGTAGCGGAGGGTGACTCGTTCCTACACCGCGAGGTGCGAGACTGGACCCGTGGCGCGGCCTCTTCCACCCAGCCTGTGACAAGAACCGTCTTCCGTAACCTTGTCCTGCTTGATCAGATGCCCGGCATCTTCAACGCCCCCGACGCTTCTCAGTGGCAACTGCCTCAATGGCGCGCTTTCTTCCGCGCAGCTGGCATGACCCTCGGGCACTACATTACATTGGCCGATACAGGTCGCCTGACGCATTCATTCGCTGTCAACAATATCTTTGAAGTGCTGAAGGAGGCGCCTCGCCAAGTACGCGTAAATCTGGCCTCCGGGCAGATTGGACGCCAGGAAGCGGCAGCCGTACTGCGGGAGCTTCTTCTGCTGGTCAAAGAGGTAAGCGACAGGATTAGCGACACAAAGGTAGACATGTCCGCTTGGCGCGGTCTAGGCGAGTACCACAATCCGATCCAACATTTGGCTCGCGTCGCCTATCACATCCTGCTCGCGGCGTCTTACGTGAAGGCTCCTGCGGGTGAGGCGTGGCATTTTGGCTATGGGATCGCTTGGTCGGGAATCTTTGACCCGTTCAAACGCAAGGCACCCGAAAGAGCGTTCACAGAAGTGCAGGAACTAGTCGCGAGAATGGTCTGGTTGACGATCACAGAGTTGGACCGAACACCAAACTTTTATGGCGCACAGCTGCTAGCGCTGTGCATCAACATCGGCCTCATCACCGAAGCGTCTCCATCTGGAGATAAGGGTCAGATCAAGCCCAGCGATGCGCTAGTGCGACTCGTCAGGGGATGGCTGCGTAGGCGATTTGCGTGGCTCTACAATTATAATCCCACACTGGCTGTCGCTGGATTTGCAGATGGTGTCTCGTATAACAAGAAGCGACGGCTGATAATCCGCGAGCGAGCCGCGACCGCTTTCGACCAAGGGCCCAGCCATACCAGCTTCGCCGTTGGAGCAGCGCCCAGGGGCAGCGCAGCCGCTCATCTGCGCGGGAAGCGTACGCGACCGTTCTCGCCCCCCAACAACAGGCGCAAGATCCCTGATTGGCCCTGGTTCTAAAGAAGGCAGGACTGGGCCTGTGCCCCGGCATTAGCTCCCGGCCTGCGGCATGAAGAACGCGTCGAAGCGGATCACCTCCTGACCCAGCCACTCGTTGATCGCGGTCATGCGCGTCTGCAGCGGAGCAAGCTCCATCGCCGCCCACACCGCAGCCGCGTCTCGAATTGAGCCAAAGCCACCGCTGTTCTGCGGAACGATTCCGAGCAACTGTGGCGGAACCCGCAGTGCAGCCAGCATGTCATCACGGGTCACGCTCTTGATGCCGGTGAATTCGTCCCTGGCCGCGACCTCGCTGACCGGAATCACCTGCAGGCCGTCCTTCTTCCCGTTGGGAGAATGCACGAACAGGTTCTTGAAGTTGCCCGGCCCGCGCGACTGCCGCAGTGCATCACGCAGCGCATCCACGTCCATGCCCTCGGGCTGGGGGTCGGTCATGTAGAGGATGTAGCCGGCGTGCGAACCGTTGTTGTAATACTTCCGGCGGAACAGCGTGGCCGACTCGTTCAGCAGCGCGGCCTGTACGGCTGGCATCCATTCCGGCAGGCCGTAGATCTCCTGATCGGCATCCGCCTCTCGCAGCTGGAACACCTCACCGGCGGGAAACTCATGCTCTACCCGTCCGGCACGCACCTGGAAGAACTCACCGGGCTGCACGCCACGGCGCACGTACTGCGCCAGCGGCACCGCCAGACTGTGCGCGGCTCCTGACATGGCGCGGCGACGCTCGACATACCCCATGCCGAAGGTGGTGTAGTCCAGCGCAAGCTGCGAGAACGCCTCGCGGCTCAGCAGCCGGTGCGGTCGGAACGTGCGCACCAGCATGTTGCGTTTGAATGTCAGGCCGCTGTGCAGGTACGGGTTGGAGCGCGTGGTGCGCGACAGCCCTTGCAGATCCACCGGCGGCTCGAAGTAGCGGCCATTGCGCCAGCATTCGAGGTAGTCAAGGAAGCCACGCGATTCCAGCACCGGGCTGGCCTCGCCAAAGGTGAAGGCTTCGATACTCACCGGCGGCGCGACGGGTGCGCCGTGGTCGGTGTCGGTCATCAGAAAATCTCCATGGTGCCGCGTGCAGCCTGTCCGCCTTCCAGCGGTTCATTCTGCAGCGCGTGCATGAGTGCCCAGGCCAAGTCGGCATGGCCAGTGGTACGCGAGCGCCCGGCGGTGTAGGTCACCTGACGCCCACTCGGGGTTATGGTTTTCTGGATCGCCAGCAGCGATTGCGTGAGGTCGGTCCAGCCGGCGTCGTACTCCAGCCGTTCGTCATTGATTACGTCATAGGCTTTCAGCACCAGTCGCGTTTTTACCTCGGGCGAGTAGTTGAAGACGGTCACACCGGGGAAGAACTGGCGCACCAGCTGTGCAACGCCGGTGCCCATGCCGGTCGCGTCCACGCCGATATAGGTCACCCAATAGCGCTTGGTGATCTGCTCGATGAACGCGGCCTGGTCCTTGAACTCCATGCCCTTGAACTGGTGCCGTTCCAGCACGCGGAACTTGCCCCCGGGCACCAGCGGCGGGGCCACCACCACAATGCCCGCGCTGTCGCCGGTCTCGGCCGGGTCGTAGCCGATCCACACAGCGCGGTCGCCGTAGGGACGGACGGCAAACGGCTTGTAGTCGTCCGCCCACTCGACCCAGCTATCGACCTGGCAGGGCTGCAGCATGGTTAGCGGGAACACGCTGGCGCTGTCATCCACGAACTCGCACATCAACAGATTGGCGAATTCCTCGGCGCTGTAGTCGCGGCGTAGTTCCTCGATATCGAACAGGTCACAGCCACGGCCCGCCGCATCGAGAACGGTCACGATCTGGCGCCAGATCGCGTCCTCACAACGCCGGCCGCCCATCAGGCGCGCGTGGCTCACATCTAGCTGAATCTGCTGGGACACCGAGCGTCCCTTGTTGAAGCGCTCGCCGGTCCAGAAATCGAAGGCTTCATGCGCCATGGTGGACGGCGTGCTGAAGTAGGTCTTGCGCCACTTCTTGTGCATCGCCATGCCGCTGGCGACCTTGTTCAGCTGGTTGAAACCGTAGGTCCAGAAGAACTCGTCAAAGTAGAAATTGCCGTGGTAGCCCTGTGCGGTGCGGGCGTTGGTGCCCAGGAAGAACAGCTCGGCGCCATTTGCCAGGGTGATCGGGTCGCCGGTCAGGTCACGGTCCAGCACCTCACGCACGAAGCCGCGCATGTAGCCGAGGAAGATGTGCGCCTGGCTCTTGGATGCGCTCAGGAAAATCTGGTTGCGGCCGGTGGTCAGCGCGTCGATCAGCGCCTCGCGGGCAAAGTAGTAGGTGGCACCGATCTGACGCGACTTCAGGATGATGCGCGTGCGTTCGTTGCCTGCCCGGTACCAGTCGCGATGATAGTCGAAACAGCCATCCACGAACGCCGTCTGCAGGCGCTCGATCTCTTCCTCGCTGAACTCGTTCTTGCGCGCCTTCTTCTTGGGAGTCGCGTTGCGTTTGGCCACCGCCGGATTGAGGTCAGCCTCGTTGCCACCGCCCTGGTAACGTTGAATGCGCGCCTGCCGTTCCAACTGGCGGTGCAGCAGATCAATCTCTTTGAAGTCACCGCCGGTCTTGCCTTCCTTGTGGATCAGGATGGCCAGGCGTGCCTCCAATGCGCCGCCGATGCGCTCGACGGTGTCTGCGCGGTCCCATTCGTCTCGCGCCTTCCAGCTGTGGACCGTCTTTTCCTTCTCGCCGATCAGCGAGGCGATATCGCACACGCGCCAACCCATCCAGTACAGGAACTTGGCTTGGCGTCGTGGATCGACGTGGAGTTTTTCGGCTACGCTGGTCACGTGAACAGGTTGCCCGCCGCCACGCGCGCGCGACACGAAAAACCCACGTAGAACAGCGGCTTACAAACTGACCGCGTTGCCGCTACAGCGCCCTCATTCGACCATGGGTCATCGCATCGAGAACCGATGCGCAACGACACCAGCAGAGGGCGAGATGGCCAGCAAAACCAAGAAGCGTTCCGAGTTCTTTCGTGTTGCCGTCGAAGGCGCCACCACCGATGGCCGAGTGATCGAGCGCCAGCAGATCGCGGACATCGCCGAAACCTACGACCCGGAGGTGTACGGCGCACGCATCTGGCTGGAACACTTCCGAAGCACGCTGCCGGACAGCCCGTTCCGCGCCTATGGCGACGTGCTGGCGGTGAAGGCAGAGGAAGTCGAAATTGCCGGCAAGAAGAAGCTGGCGCTCTTCGCCCAGGTCGAGCCAACCGATGACCTGGTCGACATGGTCAACGTGCGCAAGCAGAAGGTCTTTACCAGCATCGAGATTTCCCCGGAGTTCGCCGACAGCGGAAAGGCGTACCTGTTCGGCCTGGCCGTGACCGACTCCCCCGCCAGCCTGGGCACCAGCATGCTCGCGTTCTCGGCCCAGCACCCAGAGAACAGCCCGCTGAAGGACCGCAAGCAGGCCCCGGAGAACCTGTTCACCGAAGCCACCGAGACGGTCATCAAGTTCACCGCCGAGGATGAACCGGAAGCCCGCCCCGGCCCGGTCGCTGTGTTCCTTTCGAGCCTGGGCCTGGGCAAGAAGGCCGCGCCGGCACCGGCCAAGGAAGATCCCGAGTTCAACGTGGCCGAGTTCGCCGCTCAGCTGCTGGGCGCGGTGGGTGAGCAGGATGCGGCCATGGCCAAGCTCAGCCAGGACAACCGCGCACTGCGCGAGCAGATGCAGACCCTGTCCACTCAGGTCGCCGGCCTGCGCAAGAAGCTGGACGAAACCCCGCAGGCATTCACCCAGCGTCCGGTTGTTCCGGGTGGCAAGGACGTGGACGCCGCCAACATCACCGACTGCTGATCGGCCTCTCTTTCACCATCTACGGAGCTTCCCATGCGTACCGAAACCCGCCGCCTGTTCGAGGGCTATACCCAGCAGGTTGCAACGCTGAACAACGTCAGCGGCGTGGCCAACACCTTCTCTGTCGAGCCGACCGTGCAGCAGAGCCTCGAAGCCCGCATGCAGGAGAGCAGCACGTTCCTGCAGGCGATCAACATGGTCGGCGTGAACGAACTGAAGGGCCAGAAGGTTGGCGTTGGCATCACCGGCACCATTGCTGGCCGCACAGATACCAGCGGCAATGGCGAGCGCAATCCGTCCGATCCGACCTCGCTGGTGTCCAACACCTACGAGTGCCAGAAGACCGACTTTGACACCGCCCTGCCCTATGCCCGTCTGGACGCCTGGGCGCACCGTCCCGAGTTCCAGACCCTGATCCGCGACGCGATCATCCAGCGCCAGGCACTGGACCGGATCATGATCGGTTGGCACGGCACCAGCATCGCCATCAACACCGACCGCGTCGCCAATCCGATGCTGCAGGATGTGAACAAGGGCTGGCTGCAGAAGTACCGCGAGCATGCGCCCGAGCGCGTCATGACGGAAGGCGTCGATGGCAGCGGCAAGATCAAGGTGGGCGGTGCCGGCGCTGACTACGGCAACATCGATGCCCTGGTGATGGACCTGGTGGCCAACATGATCGACCCGTGGCATCAGGAAGATCCCAGCCTGGTGGTGATCTGTGGCCGCCAGCTGGTGCACGACAAGTATTTCCCGATCATCAACCGTGACAACGCCCCCACCGAGAAGGTCGCGGCCGAACTGATCCTGGGCGCCAAGCGCATCGGTGGCCTGCAGCCGGTCATCGTGCCGTTTTTCCCGGCCGAATCGCTGATGGTGACGAGCCTCAGCAACCTGTCGCTGTATTGGCAGATTGCCTCGCGCCGCCGTCACATCATCGAGCAGCCGAACAAGAACCGCGTCGCCAACTTCGAGTCGTCCAATGATGACTACGTGGTGGAGGACTACGGCCTGGGCGCAGTGGCCGAGAACATCGAGTTCGGGGTCTGACCATGGCTGACACCCCCGCCAGCCGTCATGTGAAGCGTGCGCTCGCCTCAAAGGAGGCGGCGCGCACCGCCGGCAGCAACCTGATGGAAGGAACTACCATCTACCAGCAGATGCAGGTGCGCCTGGCATCTGACCGTGCCCGCCTGAAACAGATCCAGTCCACCCAGGGCAAGGCCCAGCTCAAGACTGCGCTGCTGCCGTCCTATGCCCCGTATCTGGAGGGTGTGCTGTCGGCGGACGCCGGCGGCAAGGACGATATCGTCTCCACGCTGATGCTGTGGCACTTCGATGCCGGGCTGTTCGATGCCGGCCTCGACATTGCGCGGTACGTCCTGGCCCACGGTCTGGATATGCCGGACACCCACAAGCGCACAGCGGCCTGCGTGGTGGCTGAGGAAATCGGCTTGGCCGCGCTGAACGCGCTCAAGACCAGCGCCCCGTTCGACCTGAATGTGATCGACCGGGCGGCCACGCTCACCGAGGGCCAGGACATGCCCGACGAAGTGCGCGCCCGTCTGCTGCTGGCGCGTGGACGCAGCCTGCTGGCCACCGATACCGAGGCCGCGCCACTGAGCGCCGACGCAGTCGCCCAGGCCATCGAAGACCTGCGCACCGCCATCCAGCTGCATGACAGCTGCGGCGGCAAGGAAGACCTCAAGCGCGCCGAGCGCCTGCAGAAGAAGTTCGAGGCCAGCCAGTCCAACGACTGACCTCACACCGAGCGTACCCCGCGA